GAAAAATTTTGTTTAAAACATTGGATTACTAATCCAGAAAAAGTTTCTAAAAATGACCCACTACATAAAGAAATTTCTATAGTTTATAATAATATATTTAATGGAATTAATGATGCCTTTAAACATTACTCTAACGAAATATATCCAGCAGCATCAAAAAACATAAAGTCAACAGAAGGAATGTTAAGTATTTTAAAATATTCCAAATCTGGATATTTGCCACCACTTCAAGATCAGGGGGTAAGCAGTAGAGTTTTATCTACTGTAGGATATTTAAATGACAACTATGATGGCGGTGAAATTAATTTTCCGTATGTCGGTGTTACCATTAAACCAGAATCGGGCAGCGTAATATTTTTTCCATCCAACTTTGTTTATGTTCATGAAGTAAGACCTATGGCTAATGGCGTAAGATACGCAGTTCCTCAGTGGTATCACTCTCTTAAAGATCCAAGACAGTCTAATGGTGATGAGTAATGCCACAATACGAATATGATTGTATGCCTTGCGGGAAAAGATTTATTAAAGAGCGGTCAATTCAAGATTTAGATCCAGGTTACGAATGTAGTTTGTGCAAAAAACAATTAGTTCGTGTATATTCTGTTCCAGGGTCTATATTTAATGGTTCAGGATTTTATTCAACTGATAATAGAAAAAAATGACAATAATATCTAAAAATCAAAAATGTCAAAATTGACAGAAAAGTAAAATGGCTGTATAATTAATATATGGAAACCTTGAAAAAAGATTATAAATTTACATCTTTAGATCGATGCGACAAGTGTCAAGCAAGAGCCTGTGTATTGGTTACTGGCCTAGTTGGAGAATTAATGTTTTGCTCTCATCACTACAATAAAATTGTAGACAATGCTGTAGGTTATGACAAAATTATGAGTTTTATGGTTAGTGTTGTTGATGATCGAAAACAGTTAGTTTCTTAATTTTAAACTTTTATGAGCGATGACGAAATAAACACGGCTATTGAAAATTTTATAAAAACTGGGGCAATTAAGATTCAAGGAATAGATCCAGTCACTGGAGAATTTTTGTATCAAATTACTGAAAAAATGAAGAATGTAGATTTAGAACTTTATGATTCACACTTAAACCAAATATATACAGACGCCATGTATTTTTGGGAAAGAGGATTTGTTGCCATTGACGATATAACAAGCAATAATCCTATTATTACCCTCACCTCAAAAGCATTTGATCAAAATTCTATTAGTCAGTTGCCTAATGACAAAATTGACCTTCTTGCCAGCATCATTCAAGCGTTAAAACGATAAAATTAATGCTATAATAAAACTATGTCAGATTTAAAAGAAGGCGACTTTGTTATGGGATCAACCTCTGAAGGGGTTGTGCATGGCGTTATAGAGCACATTATGACTGAGGGTGGGATACTTGGTACACCTGGATCAGAATATGCTTTAGTTTCAATGCCACCAGAAAACCCAGCAATGTCTGTTAGAATTTACGAAGAAGAAGACGGTATGTGGGAGCCAACAGCATACAGTATTGGCATGATGTACAAAGATGCCAACAAAGCAGATATAAATAATCACGCAATGAAATCAGAAACAGAAACTACAATGTTTGATGCTCAAATGGGAAAAACAAATTGTTGCCCAGAAGATATCTCTAAGCAAGCACCATGTTGGGACGGATATGTTCAACGTGGAATGAAACCAGGAGAAGGTGGTAATCCAGTACCTAATTGTGTACCTGCTGCAAAAGCAGATGATTTGTTTGAGGATGATGATACAGTTGAATATTACACAGATTCAGTATCAAAGGCCGAAGGTTACTCACCACCAGCAGGAGCAAGATCTGCTGCACGCAAAGCAATTAAATTTAAGGAACAAGGCAAAGCAAAAGGTGCAGGAACTGCAGTAGGCTGGACAAGAGCGGGACAACTAGCAAGAGGAGAAACAATCTCTCTCAGTACCGTTAAAAGAATGTATTCTTATTTTTCCCGTCATGAAGTAGATAAAAAAGGTAAAGATTGGGCCAATCAAGCCAATCCATCTAATGGCTATATTATGTGGCTAGCCTGGGGTGGAGACGCAGGATTTTCTTGGTCACGAAAAATTGTCAATGCAGAAAAAGACAAAGCATTGTTTGCAGATTTTGGTAAAAAAATAACTAGTTCTATTAGATTAACAAATATTTTTAGATAAAAGTAGCGAAGGCTATAAATCAATGAAATTAATTAAAAACAGCAATAGTCTTGACTATCAAGAATCTTTTGTATTAAATGTTTTAAATGAAAAAACAAATGGGTTTTATTTAGAACTAGGTTCTTCCTGGCCAATAAAAGAAAATAACACCTATATTCTTGAAACCGTTTATGGATGGGATGGAATAGGGTTTGAAATTGAAAAAAAGATAGCAGAAGAGTATGCCTCTGTGAGAAAAAATAAAATAATAAATGCTAACGCAATATCTTTTGATTATAAAAAATATTTTAAAGAAAACAATGTTCCAAAGCAAATAGACTATTTGCAGATGGATTTGCACCCAGCATACAGTACTCTGCACGCACTTAGAAACCTCCCACTTGACGAATACAGGTTTTCTGTGATAACATATGAGCATAATGTTTGGAGGGGGGACGATTTGCATATCAACATTCAAAAAGAATCTCAGGCAATATTAAAATCTTATGGTTATTTTTTAGCCATTGAAAACGTTGAAGAAGACAACGGACCCTTTGAAGATTGGTGGATAGACCCAACCGCTGTTTTGTACAAAAACTACTCTCATGTTGTAGATAAAAATATACACTATAAAGATATTTTTATAAAAAATAATAAAAGTGGTAGGTAAAAGTGATTACTAAAAAAGATATTTTATTTTCTAAAAACAATCAAAAGGTTTTTGTTGTTGAGGGTTTTACTTCTAATGTTTTAAATTGGGAAGAGGCATTCAATATATTTAAAATGGCAAAAAGCAAGGATTTAATTAATTTTATTTCCTATTGGTCATGCACAATTGATAAGTCTGAACAATATACCAGTGTATACAAAAATTTAATTCAAAAAATATCTTTATTGCACCCTGGAAAAAAAATATCTGCATTATCAATTATCAACTTAATTACAAAACATGACATTGTTATTAATAGTGATATTTTTAACAACTTTAAAGATTATTTTATTGATTGTAATCCAAATAAAAAACCTGAGTTTGCACCACCACCTGAGGCTTATCTTCCTAGAAGGCATTCGGACCCTGTAGATGGATTTTTTATTCAATTTGAAGGATCAACATTATGGAGAATTTATTATGAAGATAATGAAGAACAGTATAGTTTAAAATCTGGAGATTTGATATTTATTCCTAAAAACCTAGAGCACAGCGTAGAAGCATTAGAGCCAAGATGCTCTGTGTCAATATCTTTTACAGATGAAGGCGTGGCTACATGAGCATAATAAAAGAATACTGGCCACTCGCCTTGACAATTTGGGCTTTTTCTTCTATAATATATATATTGATTAAAATAAAAATATTATTAAATCAAAAAAAACGTTATTTTTTTAAAACAAAAGAAAGGCAAAGTACAATTCACGAATTGGTAAAAAATTTTTTACCAACAAATGAAGATTTTATTAAAATTTTAATTGCTAGAAAGGGGTATCAAAATCATCCTTCAAAGCAATCAAATCAAAAGTATCAAAAAGATAAAATAAAAGTTGTAGTTATTGAAGATAAAGCGTATTGGGTACAAGACAATACTTTTTATGAAACCATAGTGACAGAAGATGGGAACATAGATCAAAGCCTTGCAAGGCCTATCAATATAGATGAAATGAAAAAAGAGGATGTAGAAAGGCTTATGCTTATTTTGGATGACTTAAAAAGAGAGGATCAATAATGCTACTAGTTGTTCAGGCAACAAATGAGTTTAACGATTACTCTGTTTTTCTGCGTGCAATGGGTGTAATGCTTTCATCAATGAATCCAGAAGATAATGAGTTTGTTGTTTATTCTGTTGGTTCTAAAGAAAGCAATGTTCACAATTTTGCTATGGAATTCTGCAACCTTTCCGAAAAGGGAATGAGGGGCAGGGGGAAAAAAATAAAAAACTATAAGGTGTTAGATGATTGGGTCAAAGAGCATATAATGGTTTTTGATAATTTTGCATTTTTTAGTAAGCCAAAACAACCATTGTCTTTGTTGGCAAAATTTGCACAACAAAATAATACCGAACTGGGAATATTTCAACATTAAGGAGATATATGTTAATTAATAAATTAGAGCATGCAGAAAAAATTGTTAAAAATTCCACAAACCTAAGGTGGGTTGGGTGGAATATTATAGAAAGAACTGAAACCGAAGATGGATTTTCAAATAAATACGGTTCATTTGTTAATAATAAGTGGGGTATTGATAGGGTATACAAATTAACAGAAAAAGGCTGGCATCTACCAAATACTTATGGTGATAAAAAATGATAAATTATGAGCCATATAAAAATTATTTTGATAAAATTGGAAGCAATAAAGAAAACATTGTTTATATTGAAAATTTTATTAACAAAGAAGACCTTGATAAAATTATAAACTATTTAAACCAACATGAAAATAATGATGAGTTTATGGGTGGAAAAGATTTGAAAGATTCTCAAATAAAGAAAGAAAATCCAGAGGTTGGTAACCTATTAGATAAATATGAAAATAAGGTGTATCAAGAAGCATATAAATTATTTACAGAAAGATATGGTGTGCCTATCAATCGCATTCCAGTAAATTCAACTCACTGCGTTAAATGGATTCCAGGAATGAATTCTAAGTTACATTGTGATTGTGAAAAACCTGATGGAACTCCAGCATTTACTGCAGACTTTTACAAATATAACGTATCTGTATTAATGTATCCAAATGATAACTATACGGGTGGAGAAATTACATTTCCAGATTATGATTTAGTGTTTAAACCAAAAGCGGGGAGCATGATCATATTCCCTGGCAATGGTGCGTATAAGCATACAGTAGAAAGAGTAAAAACTGGAACCAGGTACACAATGCCTTCTTGGTATTCTTTTGATATAAAATCTTTAGATCAAGATGATACAAAGACTAATTGGACATATAAAGATTCTGTTCAGTTGTGGGAGGGACTTCCAGACTACGACAAAATTGATCCAGTAGGCATGGATGTAAAGGGGAAAGATTTTGACGCTAAAGAGTAATAAATGGAAAGATGATGGTTTGTGTGTAGACTATGACACGTCAATGTTCTTTGAAAAATACGAAGAAGGTAGCGTAGAATTTAAAAATAATATAGACCAATTTTGTTTAAATTGCCCAGTTTTAAAAACTTGTTTTGCTGTTGGTGTATCTGGAAAAGAATATGGAATCTGGGGCGGTATTTATTTAGAAGAAGGACAACCTTCTAAAGAGTTTAATAGTCATAAAACAACAGAGTCGTGGGCTACCCATTGGCAATCATTAACATTGGAAAACAAGTAATGTACACAGACGATATGCGCAGAGCCTTTAGGTCAATTAGGCCACCGCAAAATTTTCAAGTTGAACTTGTAGACAATGAGCATTTTATTGTAATTCGTGCTGATGAAAAGTCTTTTGTAAGGCTAGGACATGACGATAAAATAGAGGCGGTTCAATATATGGTTAAGGTTAAAAAAGCACTTGAGGACAATGGAGCAGTAGTGTTGTTAACACGAAAGGCTGTTTGATGTAATGGTTGATCTACAAGGCACTCCAAATCATGTATGTATATGCGGTTCTAAAATTTGGAACATAAAGGCAATGTTTGAAAATGGTGCTATTGCTTTATATTTTTTAGATATGAAGTGTGCTGAGTGTGGGGCAATGGTTAATCAGCCAACACGGTTAGATGGTGGAGAGATATAGTGCCATTAGTTCCAATAAACCCTTTAAATAACAATGAATCAGCAAAAATTGGAGAAATTGATTGTGCTTATCTCATTCCCCAAGATCAATTAAACGATGCAAAAGTATTTTCCTCTAGGGAAGATTATATAAAAACTATCCCTAAAAATATAAATTACATGGAGATAGGAGTAGCCTGGGGATATTATTCATTATTAGTAATGAAAGAAGTTAACCCAACTTCAACAATTTTAATTGACTGGTTTAATCAAGATCTGATGTGTTGGTCTTGGAGAAAATTTGGAGAATGTAAATGTAATCCTACCCATACAATGAAATACGACAAAGACGGTCATTATGATTTTATAAAAAATGAATTTAAAACTTTTAGCAACGTAGAATTAATAAAAGGAAACAGCGAAGAAATTCTTTTATATTTAGATAAAAAATTTGATTACATATATATAGACATAACCAACGACAGAGATCCAATAAGAAAAACACTTAATGAAGCAGCAAAATTAGTTTCAGTCGGGGGTGTAATTGGATTAAATGATTATATTATCTATGATGGTATAATAGAAGACAAGCCTTATGCAACTTATCAAGTTGTAAATGAGTTTTTATATAAAAATAAAAATTGGTATGTTGACGCTATTTCTTTGCACGTTTTAGGATTTCACGACATATACATAAAAAGGAGATTCTAATATGTCAAATAAAGACGAAAAAAATTTTTCTGAATCTAGATCAAAAATTTTAAAATATGTGGAGTCTCAAAAACAACAGTTTTTTGTTGCCCAAGGAGATGTAAATATAAATAATCATCCCATCTTTAATGATTTGTATGGATATAAATTTGATAATTCTTGGCATGATAATTTTGGTAACGAAACTGGTAAAACCTATTCTATAATACCTGGAGAAGATACAAAAGACGATGGTAATGTAAAATATATATATAATTCAGAAAATTTTAGATCAGACAATTTTACAAAAACCCATAATGGAAAGCATATATTGTTTTCAGGTTGCTCTGAAAGTGAAGGGGTGGGGGCAAACATCGAGGATGCATGGACAAATATTTTATACAAAAAAATTTCTAAAGAAGAAGAGTGCTCTGGATTCTTTAATCTTTCTCGTTCTGGGTGGGGCTGGAATAAAATTATTTTAAACTCTTTAATTTACTTTAAAAAATATGGATACCCAGATGTAATGTTTGTTTTATTGCCAAACTGCCAAAGAAAATTTGTTTTTAATGAAAGTGAATTTTTAGATGATGCGGGAAATCTTGCAGGACATTGGCAATATCAACAGCATTATCCAATGATAAACAAACAGCAGGGAGAGGATTCGAGGTTTTTTACAACGGCAAAACAATATAACGAAGACTTTATTGCTTTTTTAATTAATTGGAAAACCTTTAATGAATTATGTAAATCTAATAATATCAAATTATTTTTTGCTACTTGGGCCAACACCGATCTTGAAAATTTATTAAAAATTAATATTTTTAATAATTTAGTCAATGTTGATACAAGCCCCCAACTAGAAAAAGTAGTTGCTGATTACTACAAAGATCATGAGTCACAGAAATACGACATAATAAAAAGAGATGGGCATCATGGAAGAATTAGTCATAATTTTTGGTCAGAACAATTTTATCAAAGATATAAAAGTGAGAACGATTAAATGAAAAATATATATAAAAAAATAAAAAAATGGATTTTTTTAAAAAAACAAATAAAAAAAATTAAAAAACAATTAAAAAAATCTAAAAATTTTATTTATTAATAAAAATATATTTTTAAAGTTGACAAATGGCAATAAAACTGATATATTTATATTATGAATAAAAAATTGTTTACGTTTTTAATAGTATTTTCTCTATCAATATCCCTACCTGCAATCCCAGCGCACTCTATGGAGAATGGGTTTGATGCCCCAGTAGATGGGAGAACTGTTCCGATAATTGTTCAGCCAATGGGCATAGTCTGCACAGGCTTCTTGTACTCCGAAAGAATTGTATTAACTGCTGGACACTGCTTACACAATATGCAAACTAAAAACCGTTTTGATTTTGCTAATGTCCAGATTGGTGCACCAAACGAAACCTATACTGCAAGTTCAAAGCGCATGCCAGTCGTAAAAAGTTTTATAGCAAGTAATTGGGGTAACTTTGGATGGGCGGATGAGGTTAATTTTAACCCAACAGGTGAATTTGGAATATATATTTTAAAAGAACCAATAAAAGTTAGTGGAAAGGTTGAGATCGCTACTGCTGAAAAAATTAAGGAATTAACTAACTCAAGAACTTTGGTTACAACCATCGGTTACGGTAAGCAAACACCAAATGATAGTTATAGCGGACTACCCTCACGCACTCCAAAATATGCTGAGTTTCCCCTTGTGCCATATGAAACAGTCAAGATATTAGTTGACATGGCCTTAAATTTCACTGGTAAGAAAAAATATAATATGACTATTCATATACTTCAACTACCAGGGGGTCCAAGCACATGTAGTAGCGACTCTGGTTCACCATTTTATGTGAAGGAAAATGACACCCTTTTTTATCTTGGACCACTTTCAAACGGTATGGGAGGTATCCCCAACTGCAGTGGCAAGCCCTGGGCTGACTCAAAGATGTATATGGGTTCTGTTGCAGCATATGACTATCTTGATTTAATCTCAGAAGCAGAAAAATATGTATCAGACAGCCCATACGTTCAATCAACAATTGCTCAGACAAAGGTTGCAAAAAAAGCAACTATTTCCTGCGTAAATGGGAAGGCAACAAAAAAAGTATCTGAAGTAAATCCTAAGTGTCCCGTAGGGTTTAAGAAGAAATAGTATTATTAATCATGCAATCTTTTGCAGTGATATAATAGTTATATCCTTTTAAAAGGGGATGAAAGACAATTGTCGAAAAGGAGAAACATGTCAAATATTGACACAAAACAATTAAAGGCTATGGGAGCATCCTATGGTCGTTCAGTACTTGGTGCTGGACTTGCTTTATACATGTCAGGGGTTACAGATCCAAAAGATCTATGGGCTGCACTTGTTGCTGCTATCGCGCCAGTGATATTGAGAGCAATTAATCCTGCAGATCAGGCGTTTGGCTTATTGCCTACAGTTGGTGCCGTAGATACTGCATTAAAAGCAGTTAAAGCACCTGCAAAAAAGGCTGCTGCAAAGAAAAAGAAGTAGTTAGTTAAATAAAAGATAAGCCATGTAAAAATATGTGGCTTATTTTTTTTGATAAAAATTAAAGTGTGTTGTTTTTATATTTTAATTGAAAGTCTGATTCTTTAAGTTCTAGGTTTTTTTGAAAATCTTCTGAATTAAATTTAGGATTTTCACAGTCCTGAACAAAATGACAAAAAAGCATATCTACAAAATCATCTTTTTTAAAATTTATTTTTTCTCTCCAATGAATTTGATTAGTTCCAGAAAAAACTAAAGCCTCATTATCATTTAATGTAAAACTTTTTCCTTCTACAAAAAGTTTCCAATTAAAAGTAGACTTTAATTGAACATCAAAAGTAATCCTTATTGGATCGTGAGAGTCATCACCAAAGCCATCAAAGTGTGGGTGCAAACTGGGGTCAGATATATAATTATTACAATATCTGGCTGCTGCGATCTCTTTTAATTTTAATTTAAAATCAAAATATGGTTGAACTGTTTTTAAAACTTTTTCCATAATATCAGAAGGCATTTCATTTTGATAAATTTTATATCCCATTTTAGGGTGCTCTAATATTTTATTATCTTTAGCACTATTTATGTGATCATATATTTTTATATAATCTTCTTTATTAAATATATCCTTTATTATAATATTATCTTCGTGTCCAATTTTATCCAAATCTTTAAAAATTTTATGCATTTATTTCCCTGCTTGTTGAAAATTTATCAAAATCTTTAATTTTTAAAAATATTGATATTGTAAACCTATAGTCGCTAGCCGGAAATATTCCATGTCTATTCCAATGGTTACCTGGAAAAGAAATTAACATTCCTGGTTCTGGCTTAATCATTAAATTATGTGATGGAAAATATAATTCTCCCCCATCATAATTATCGTTAAGATAGATTAAATTTGAAATATGACCACTCCATGCAAAGTTTTGATATTTACTTTTATCTGGATCTAAGTTGTCAGAATGAATTTGAGTAATAAAATTAGGGGTTCTTGATCCTAAAAACATTTGGTCTGTAAATGGACTAGCATACTCATCATGCTCTAATTCAAACTCAAACAACTCTTCAGCAACATTTTTCATTTTTTCTCTATATTTTAAAATTAATTTATCAGATTTTAATTTTGATTCTGGGGTAAATGGCTCTCTTTTATAAAGTCCTTGGCCAATTGGCATAACATTCTCAATATCTTCTCGTGTCATAAAGTTTTTAATTATTTTGATTGTATCTGGTCCAACACCAACCTTTTCAGTAAATTTATCTTTTTCAACATTTTTTCCAGTTAAATCTACAAAAAGTTTTATTGGATCTCTTTCTTGTTTGTCTAAAACCTCATAATATGAATCATTCACTGGGCTTTACTTCCCTTGTACTCTCCATACTTACCCAACACTTGCCTAATTTTTGAATCTTTTCCAATACGAACAACCAAACCATTTTTTATTTGTATAGGATTAAATCCATCATGTCTTTTATAACTACCAGATGATTTTTTAGCCATTATTTTATTAATGTATAAATAACTGCGATAGCACTAAAACAAAAAATCAATAACATAAGTGCTGCAACACTTTTAATTGCTCCATCTTTATCCATTTTAACTCCTTTCTTAATATTATACTACATTAGTTTGTTTTCAAAATCAGAAAATTTAGTCCACAAGGATACAGTAAATCTTGTTGCTCCCGTTGTTTTTGTTACTCCATGCAAAAAATGCAAATTGCCAGGGAAACAAACAAACATTCCAGGCTCTGGAACGATTTCTATTCCTTGATCTGGAAAATATAAAATACCACCATCAAAATCATCATTTAAATAACAAAGTATTGATAAATGACCACTCCATAAAAATGGCCAATCCTTTTTTTGTTCTTCAAATAAGTTAGGCTGATCATAAACTTCTAATTGAACATAGTCAATAATGTCTGTGTGAGCGTCTAAATAAGATCCTTCTGGGTGAACAAATAAATCTAGCAGCCTATCTTTATTTAGTTTTAAATTATAAATATCTTCTGCTTCTTTTCTCATTAAATCTGTATATTTTATCCACATATCTTCAAGCCCATCTTGTATAAAAAAGTTACCATCAATTACGTTGTGGTGTGTTTTGTCTGCCAGGGTGTATGCATATTTTTTACCAAAATTTAAAAAAATATCAACATCTTCTTGGGGCATAAAGTTTTTAATTATTTTTATTGTGTCTGGTCCAGTTCCAATAATTTTACTAATGTTATCTATTAATTTTGGGGGGGTGATGTTTTTACCAACATAGTCTGAATTATTCATAAATTCATTATACCTTAAATTATGATATAATTTTTATGTGTCAAGTACAATTTCTCAAAATCAAATAAAAGATGCAAAATTATTTGGAACTAGGTATGACTTTATTAAGACTCTACCCAAAGGCATTTCTTACCTTGAGGCGGGAATTTTAGCAGGAGATTTTTCTATAAAGGTTATAGAGGCTATTAACCCAAGCACCTCCTACCTTATTGATATTTTTATAGATGAAGATACACATGCTTTAGAATATGATGGGCCCAGATGGCAGAATAAAGAAGGTCACTATAAATTTGTTTTAGAAAGATTTAAAGGTATAAATAATGTCATTATTGTTAAATCTCCATTTGAAGAATTTTTTCATGAAAATAATAATAAAAAGTTTGATTTTATTTATATGGATTACAATACAGACTTAGAATCAATTCATAAACAATTAATGATGGGTTCACATCTATTAAATAAAAATGGTATTTTGGGATTTAATGATTACAACATATACTTCAATGAAACTAAAACTGGAGAAAAAATGGGAGTAGTTCCAGCAATCAATTACTTTCTTAGTAAGAATCCAGAATGGTACGTTTATGCATTTGCATTAAATGATAATCTTACGTCTGACATCTATTTAAAAAAACTACAATAATTTTTTTGTTTCGTTAATAATTCTATCAGCGATTAACTCATAATCAATCTCTAAAATTGAACTGTTTGGATCAATTATGTGAACTTTAATTTTTCCAATTTCTTCAAACAAAATATTAGTAATTTTTTCATGCAGTTCAGAACTCAAAACTATCCTTCAGTATTTTTTTGAGTATCCATACGAAGAGCAGATTCGTTCATAATCTTTTCATATAGCCTATCTTGTTTTCTTTCAAAACTAGAAAGTTGAATTTTATTGGACAATCTTTTTTTATTTTTTTTGGCTCTTTTAATTTTATTTTTAGAAACTTTATTGTTATTTTTTTTCATCTTTAATCTCAAATCCTTTGTTAGAAACCCAAAATCCATCTTGATCAACCCCAGATGTCATCACAATATAACACACAATAAAACCTGCAAAAAAACTAAACATCATAAGTAATGCTGTCATTTGATTCCCCTTTGTATCAGTATATCAAAAAAAAGGGGATAAGTCAAGATATAATATATAAATGGAAAGAGCCATATTATATCTAATATATTCTCCAGCCCTTAAAGCCTTCAAGGTTGGTATATCTAATCTATCTAACCGTAGATATTCTCAACAC